AAAGGACCCGCCCGCCGGTCGTGTGGGGTTGTGTGCAGTTTCCGAGGACCCCCTACCCCTGAAGCCTTAGTGTTTACTGGTGTTTCCGGTTTGGGGTGCTTGCTCTGCTTCACCCCTGCTTTTGGGGGTGCTTTTTCGTCTCCAGCCCAGTGTTTACGTTGCTTCTGGCGAGGCATGTTTTGGGCGGGATCCGCGCGGAATTGGGCCGGAATTGGGCGGCGTTTTGGGCGGCGTTTTGGCCTAGTTTGAGCGGCGCGAAAGCGCATGGAAAAGGCCCGGAATTGGGCCTAATATTTGCCGCATTGCGGGCGGCGTTTTATGTACTTGTTTGGGCCTTGTTTGGGCCTTGTTTGCGGCGGCCTTGTATATAGGTATAGGTCGCTTTTCGTGTTTTGTGTTTGGTTCTTTGTTCTTTTTGACTATCTTTGACCCGTTCAATCAATCAAACACACGCTATTATGGTTAATTCAATGCCTTTATTCATTGCCGGCGCCGTTGCCTTTTTCATCGTTTGCGCGGCCCTTTCTTACATCCAAACAAAAGCCCAAAACAAATGATTCAATATAAGCCCAATGACAAAGAGCGCGAGTTTCTTCTAATGAATACGGCGCGCCAAAACGAAAAGATTGTGTACTACTTTGAATGTATCGAATCGTTTGAGCAAAGAATTGAAGAAACTATTCGAAAGCACGAAAGCGGCGAAATTTTAGAAGACGCTTATTGCAAGAAGCTGAGATACTTTGACCAAAGCATATCAAAATATTTGCGCCGTATCGGAGAGTGCGAAGAGCAAAAAGACATTAACCGTCAAATATTAGCACGATGAAAAAAACACCCTTATACATTACCGAAGACGGGTATTTATTCGCGTTGATTGACGGCGTTTTGACGGACGGCGTAGAAACGCACGCCGCATACATGGACGCGGCCGGCCGTGTATGTTTTCAGTATACGCCGCACGATATTTTCCCGGTTGAGTTGTTCGAAGATTCGCAGATGTTTAACGCCGCGCGCGTTGATTCGTTTTGGACTACATACGCCGAAGTTGTGAACCTTTAATTTTTACGCCATGAATAACCAGAAATTTTTTTCAGTCCAGCACCAAAAAGCGATTGTATTAGCCCTAAAAAAAGAGCTGCAAACGATCGACGCAAAAACCGAAAACGCGCCCGAAATATGGCGCGCTATTCGGCGCGTATTTGCAGCGCATGAATTGAGCGCGCCGGGTTATATAGGCGGCGTAAATTCGAGCGCCAAAACCGTAAAGGGTGAAAGCCTCGAAATTGACACTTATATAATCTACTTAACGCCGTCGGATATTAGCGGCCTTATAAACGTTTGCCCCATGGCGTCGCCCGGTTGCCGCGCCGCATGTTTACAAAGTAGCGGCCGCGCAAAATTCGACGCGCGAATACCGGCCGCCCAATTAGGCCGGACGGCTATTTACGCTGCATCGCGTCCGCACTTTTCAGCTTTGGTATTTAATGAGCTGCAAAAGGCCCAAAAGCGCGCAAACAAAAAAGGCCGCCTATTTGCCGCGCGTCTCAATGGCACGTCAGATATATCGCCGCGCGCGTTCAAGGTTGACGGCGTCGATGTATTAACGGCCTTTCCTTCGGTCCAATTCTACGACTACACCAAGGTATGGACGCGCGCCCGGTTAAATTGGCCGGCTAATTACGCTCTAACTTTCAGCCATACGGACGGGCGCGATATATCCGAAACTTTCGAGCTATTAAATGCCGGTCATTCGGTCGCCGTGCCTTTCGCCCAATTAAACGCCGCCGGCCGTATTAAGGCCGGGCGTTCATGGTCTTTGCCTACTTTATTCGGGCGCATGGATACGGACGGCCGAAAAATTGACGAATTCGAAGTTTTCGACGGCGATAAAACCGACGCCCGATTTTTGGACCGTGAACAAGGCGCGCCAAAAACCGGCGGTTATATCGTAGGCTTAAAAGCAAAGCGAACGACCGTAGAAAAAGAAAGGGCCGCCCTTGCATCCGGTTTTTTCGTAGAAGTCTAATTTTTTTTCTTTCCTCAATTAAGGGCCGGTTTTTACCGGCCTTTTTTTTTGCCCTTGTTTTTGTGTTTTCGTGTGGATCATTTGCACGGCGTTTTCGTAGGCCGTCCGGTTGACGTTTGCAGCGTAGGCCGGCGGCCCTTGCTTTGTGGATCATCTTTCTGGGGCTGGACCAGAATTTTTGGCGGTTTGGCCCTTAATGGGAGGCCGTCCAAAAATAATAGGCCGTTCAAAAATGATAATGTTTAATATTTTTTTTTTTTTGCGCGGATGCTGCGCTGCTGCTACGTTTCCCGCAGAAATTAGGTTTGCCGAAAAAAATAATTTTTGCCCGCAGACTTGACACGTTGTTTTTTTTGACTACCTTAGTACCAAGTTCAACCCCCAAACAATATTTCACCTATGGGACATTTCGCATACATGAGTGCAGTAGCTGCAGAAATGAGGCAGCATTTTAAGCAATGGATTCCAAACATCGCGCAGTACACAAAACTGGATTTCACCGGCAGTGATTGCGCCTTCTACTACAGCATCGATGTGCATGCACTGCACAGCGAGGACATTCACGGTTCATTGAGCGACACAATCGGCGACCTGTTAGAAGCATTGGCAAACTTGTCAATTCACAAGATTGGTATTTACGAAATTGAGGTTTACCGCAACTGTGATAAGAGCCTTGTTTTGTGTGTTAACCTTTGAGCTGGAAAAAAAAAAATCGAAAAAAAAAAAATTATGGATTACACTGTGATTTACACTTTGCACACCGGCAGCATGATGCCAGGAGAAAACGAAGTTCACGTTTACCGTGATAAGACGGAAGCACTGTCATGGTTTGAGCATGAGAGGGAAAACCTAGTTCGGTGCTATGGAAAAGCCTACGAGGTTTACAACGATTGGGTTCAATCGAAAGTCAACGAAAAAATATTAGAAGAGGTAGGGCCGCAAACCATTGCAGAATACTACGCGGAGCATGGTGAAGGCAGTGCATTAGTCCGTCTTGAAGCGCACATGATTTTTAATCCTGTAGTAAAATGAAAGAGGCAATAATTTACATCGTGTGGTCCGGCAGCAATGACGGCCTGTTGACAGACAAAACAATTTACTGGAATCTGAATGATGCCGTAGAGGCGTACAAGAAAGGTTTGACATACGCGAACGATAAAGACGCTGCACAGAACTTTATTGATTGCACACACTGGGAAAGCATTAAAGCCAATGCGGACCATGTACGAGAATTTGACGCGCAGTCTTTGCTGACGTTTTACGGTAAGTTCATTGACGGTTGCGATTTTATGTACCTAGAAGCTATGCCGCTGAAAGGCCTAGCCGTTGTAAGCGAGGAATAAAAAGGCACCTTCGGGTGCTTTTTTTTTGGGATCTACTTTTTTTTGAATCCAGCACAGCAATAGCACAGTCTTGAAAAAGGGACTTCTCCAAAAATAATAAGCATCAAAAACAATGAAAATGAATTTGAAGAAAATCCAAGCCACTTTGTGGTTTACCAACGAGCAGAATCAAAGCACGGCAATAACTCGCGTGTTTGAGAACCGGACGCACATGCTGAATGTCGCAAAGATTTATGAGCATGACTGGAAAGTAAAGTTTGACCGCTACCACATTGAGCGTGTCATTGACCTTTCAATTTTGCAAGACGATGACGATGAAGCCGAAGAACCGGAAGATTGCGAGTATTGTAACGGAACTGGAGAAATTGGCCCGTTTGGTTACGAGTATCCAGAATATGATGATTGCGGACACTGTCGCGGAACGGGCAAAGAAATGCCAGAAGATGATCCGGACAGAAAGTATGATACTAAGAAGGAACTACTGTAGTATGTACTTCTTATTGTGTGTATCTATTATGTATTTAGGTGTATGTACTATAGTATATACGGCAACTACTCTATCCACACAAGCCTTGTTCATAAAAAAAAAAATTCCATTTTGATTCCAGCGGCATTTTGTCTGACATTTGGCGCTCTACCAATTTTCTAGAAATGAAGAAATACTTCCAAAAATGGGCGTGGATTTTTACGCCCTATCAATCCCAGGCTTCGGCAAATTACCATGCAGGACTTAATCTCGTGTACGAGGTTATGGATGAATGCAAAACCTACAAACACGCCTTGTTTACTTACGAGATGATTTGGGGTGTGTTAGTGAGAAAACATCCTGAGCTGACACGGCAACATGTGCAGCGCACTGTGGATCTATTGCAAAGTTTGAATGTACTTGGCGATTGCGGTCTAGTGAGACAGGGATCTACTCACATGAGGGTTTTGCGCAATGTGGGGTAAAGTCAGAACCGTTAGTCCATACGTATATCCGGGATTAAGTATCCGCAGGAAACAAATGACGCTCATGGATTTCATTTATGATGTGTGCGACGCGCTGGAATTGAACTACACTGCTTTGTGTGGTCCACGTAGAGACCAGGAATTAGTCTTCGCGCGCCACGCCATATCGCACTGCTTGCGGCAGCGAGAAAAAAAATCTTATGGCGATATTGGCAAGCTATTTAACCGTGACCACGCCACGGCAATAAACTCGGTCAAGCGTTGGGATAATTTATTGTGGGCTAATGACCGTAAAGCCCAAGACATTAATCTTATTGTGATGCAGGTTTACAAGCATCACAACTTTACACATTATTCAAAATGAGTAATTTTTTAGACATTAACCTAAAACTGCACGAGTTAGGTAAGTTGAAGCAGCATTACGTGCAAGGCAAGAAAGGCGACGGAGCGATGTACATTGATTTGCGCATAATTGAAACGCCAGACAGCGAGTGGCAAGACGCAATTGTCGTGCGCAAGGTCAGCAAGGAGGACCGTGCAAAAGGCATACAAGGCGAGATTGTAGGCACTGTGAAGGACTGGTCAAAACATCAAGCTCCTGCGCAACAGAACAGTTCTGGAAATGATAATAATAATGCTCCGGTTGTAGAGGGAGCTGAAGATCTTCCGTTCTAATGGGCAAAGTGTTGCGACTGGATGTAGATGAGTTAAATGCCTTGCCCTTTGATGAGTTGAAAATTATCAAAGCCTTGGTTAAAATTCACTACGGACAAAACATGCAACAGGTCGTCAGAGATTTAGATTTGTCCCCGGAAGTCGGACAACGATTATCTAGGTTTCTGGTAGAGCAGAAGGGGCGACAATTGTTGCCTCTTTTGTTCTGCGAGCCTGTAGCAGAGGAGATGGATCAAGTCATACACACGATTACGTATGAGTTGAACAACTGTTTAGGTACAGATTACAAAGCTGCAGAAGTCAGAAAATACGTAGTAGAGTGGTATCGAGCAGGTTATACATCTGCTGAACCGTTTATTGCTGTAGTGAAGGACCGCAGCAAAGCTTGGAGAGATAACCCACAGCTGAAAACGCACCTACGTCCTGCCACATTGTTTGGAAAAAAATTTCCTGAATATCGCAACTTGGCTATGATCATATCAACATCGGACACGGTTAACGTCCGTGACGAATTTACCGGTGTATGATGCTAAGGAATATCCACGAAATAACGCCACGGCTATATGAATTGCGTAACGAAATCAAAGACACGCCATGTCATGTCGGACTCACGGAGTTGGACAACTTATACACTCCGCGCAAAGGGTATCCCTTGTTCATCGCTGGCGCTCCACATCATGGTAAATCGTTATTTGTAAAATGGTTATTGGTTGAATGGGCAGAGCGTTACGATTGGAAGCATTTTGTGTATATGGGCGAGGAAGGTGGCAGCGAAGAGCTTGCGATGGATCTCATAGAAATACACTGTGGTTTTCCAGCGCGCAAACAAGACTATCAAGGCAACGAGCAGGAATGCATCACGGACGAGGAGTTCGCAGTTGCAGTCGAATGGGTTGGCAAACATTTCGATTTTTTCGACCCAGACGAATACGACACCGAATTCACCCCAGACGTTTTCTATACAACTTGTGCAAACGGTGGTTACGATACTACAGTGCTAGATCCGTGGAACGATGTGAGCAAGGACTTGACTCAGAGTGCCGGACGTGAAGACGTATGGCTGACTAACGAACTTAAGAAGATACGTCAGCACAGCAGAAAGAACGATCGGATTGACATTGTCATCAACCACATTGCAAAGCTGCATGCAGATAGCACAACGGTTAGTGGCAAGCGGTATCAGAAACCAGCCTTACCACAGGAATGGGCAGGGGGGCAAGCGTGGTATCGCAGGGCATTTACGATGCTCCTTGTCTATCGGCCTCCTGCCAATGAAACATTGAAGGAAGGCGATGATCCAATACGCGACGGTGAAACTTGGATAGTAAATCAAAAAACCAAACCCAAAGGCAGCGGAAAGCTAGGAATGGCAACGCTGTATTTATGTCGAACAAGTAACAGATTTATACAATGAAAATGTTTGCCTACCAAGGACGGGAAGTAGACTGGCTTACACGCTGTGGCGATCGCACACACGTCATGGCGACAGTACAGACGTTAGAAATACAGATACCGGATTTACAAGCACCAGATAGAGTGAAGGAGGTGTTGAACCGGTGTTGCACTGAGATGTGGCGTATTCTGGAACAAGCGTATTACCTAGATGAAGAGCTGACCTCTACAAATGCTTCACTGCGAGAGGAAAAGAAACTGAATTTGCAACTTACCATGGAGAACAAACAATTGCAAACGAAGTGTGCAGAACAAGCAAAGGAGATACGTACCTTGAAACAGAACATACAACAACTCATGAGATGATGGACGAGGACTTTTTTGATTCGGAATATGATGGCGTAGATGACAATATTGAAATCATCTTAGAAGATGCTCGTAGTGATGAAGGTCAGTCCTACATCTATGTCCGGATCAAGAAGCGGCCAGACGACAAAGAAATATTTGAAGAGTACGACGGCAGTTATGAGGCCAAGGACAACATGTGTACGGTCCTTGCTAATGGCACATTAGACCAGTACGCGGTTATTATGCTCAACCTGTTTTTGATGGATGAAGTTTTCATTCACGCATGTACAGCAGCCGTCAGAGCTTATCACGAGATCATGAACATGGAAAACTAGAAACAATGGGAAAACAACTATTATCTGAAGGAGAGAAAAAAGTAATGCGCTATCTAACTGATACGTATAAGCTAACACGCGACGACTTTTTCTCGCACAGGCACTTTATTATTATTACCAGAAGCGGCATTGAGAAGATACAAGCTGCTGAGGGCATACTGGTAACATACGACATTGAGAAGCTGGATCGTGATTTTGTAGTTATCAAGGCCAAGGGTTGCAAAGGCGAATTCAAGGTAGAAACCTTTGGTGAAGCAGGGCCAGAGAACTGCAAGAATACCTACTACGTAATGACTGCGGAGAAACGCGCACTAAGCAGGTGTGTGCTTAAACTTGTGGGTCTGTACCAAGCTAATGTTTTTGGTGTTGATGAAGGAGTACAAGATGAAAAGCATAGTTAGTGTCAGCGGAGGTCAGAGCAGCAGTTACATTGCTGCCAACTACCCAGCAGACTATCTTTTGTTTGCGCTTGTAACGACAGAGGATAAGCTGTGCTTGTACCCAGACAAGAAACTACGACAGGAGGTAAGCGATCGTATAGGTCGAGAGTTCATTGGTACGCTTGAAGACGATGTGATCATACACACAATGCTTGATCTGGAGCAGATGCTTGGACAGAAGGTGCATTGGGTTGCCGGTAGACCGTTTGAGCGTTTGCGGAATACTAGCCTACCAAATATCATGTGGCGTTTTTGCACCGAGGGCATGAAGATTAAGCCTATGTACAAATGGTGGAAAGACAACATTGGTGAGCCGGTAGAGGTCAAGATTGGTTTTCGAGCAAACGAAGAGAAACGGGCAAAAGCCATGCTCGATAAGACTGTTGACGGCTTGCGTCAGTACAGAGGTGTGGGCTGGCAAAAGCCAAGCTTTCCTTTAATCCAAGACGGCATACGCAGAGATCACATAGTCAACTACTGGAAGGATAAGCCAGTACGTTTTGCAGAGCAAAATAACTGCGTTGGATGCTTCCATCGCAACCCATTGGTATTGCGCAAGATGTTTGATCTGCATCCAAACAAGATGCAGTGGTTCATAAACCAAGAGATAGAGAAAGGAGCGTTGTGGAAGGCAGATATGCCCTACAGTGAAATACAAAAACACAAACCTCAAGTAGAAATCGACTTTGAAGAGTGGGGATGTGATTCCGGTTATTGTGGGTTATGAGCGACTGGCTAGACGATTACTTTCAGGAGATCGAAAACAGCGCAGGGTACGAAGAAGTGTCTTGGTCGCAGAAGACTTGGCTGCTTGGACTGTTGCAAAGTTGCTTGTATGACGACAATGTTCATCAACAATACGAAGTTGAAATCTTATCTTCAGACCTGGATAGAGTTCGTTTTGACGAGTTAGTTTCTACGTTTGAAATGAACAAGCCGGACGTGCGTTACGATTACGCACCAAGGCAAAAGGATCTGTCCGCGTTCATACGAATGATATGCAATCTCGAATGAATCCCAAGCTGCTAACCCTCTTGCAAGGCATGGATTTGACCGAAGCGTTTAAAACGAAAGGTGATCTAAAACGCTGGAGTGCAAAGAGAACGATAGGCGGCCTAATCTGCATGACCGCCTGTAGCGATATAGTGGCAAACGGCATGACCTGGATGGCGGTAGCGATGTGCGCAATCAGCATCGTTCCTCTTTGTTTAAGTTTTACCGAGAAGCAGTGAAACAGAGTAGACCAAGGGTTTCACCGCGAGAACTAAAAGCCCTGGACTTCATACGTGCGAATGAAAGAAGAATCCTAGTCGTAGGTGACTTACATTGTCCTTTCGAAGTAAACGGCTACTTTGAGTTTTGCGTGGACACGTATGAGCGATACAACTGTAACCAGGTTGTGTTTATTGGAGATATTTTGGATAACCACTACTCCAGCTACCATGAGACCGATGCAAATGGCATGAGCGGCGGCATGGAGTTGCAGCATGCTATCGAGCATGTACGCAAATGGTCTGCACAGTTTCCTATTGCTGATGTAATAATTGGCAACCACGACAGGTTAATCATGCGTAAGGCATTCAGCAGTTCTGTGCCTAAAGAGTGGATCAAGGACTACAACGAGGTGTTAGGCACTAATTGGAACTGGTGTGATCGCATTGTGTATGACAACGTACAGTACGTGCATGGGGAAGGCGGAACAGCTCGTAACAAAGCCAAGAACGATATGCAGAGTACCGTGCAAGGCCACATTCACACACAAGCCTACTGCGAATGGATGGTCGGTAACAACAGGAAGATCTTCGGCATGCAGGTTGGCTGTGGTATTGACAGGAAAAGCTATGCGGCAGCCTACGCAAAGAACTTTAAGAAACAGGCTATTGGATGCGGTGTTGTAATCGGAGGACACACTGCAATCAATATTCTTTTTGGAACATAGTCTTTTTGTGCTATCTTAGCACTATGAAGCAAACAGAAATGCAAATCCTTGATGCGTGTATTGCGCTCAGGAAAGTACGTCAGGACAATAACTTGTCACTTGAAACCGTTGAAGGATTAGCAGAGATACCAAAGGCTGCAATCTCAAAGTACGAAAGGGGGCTTAAGATGCCCAAGGTAACGACCTTGAGTAGATGGGCAAACGTGCTTGGCTGCAAAGTCGATATTACTCTAAGATTTGATTGACTTGCTTGTCGTGTGTGAAATAATGGTTGAACTCGTTTATGCATTGGTCTAGACCTTTGCATATCACGGCACGGTAACCCCTACGTTGGAGGTCGTCTATCCACTTTTTTTGATGTGGACTCGGACGGCCTCCTTTCTTTTTGATCTCAATGAACAGACCGTAGAAGCCGTCGCACGGCTCGAATATCATAAGATCAGGGATGCCTTTGCGATACCCCTGACGTTTAATCATCTTAGCTGTAGACCAGCTCATACGCGCACCACCAACTGTAGCGCACAGCAGCAGGTCGGGGTTTGCCTCCTCGATTAACCTTACGAACTCAACCTGTATCTCGTGTTCACTCATCGAGCAACTTCTCCCAATCAATCGTCTTTGGGTCGAAACCAGGGCAGAAGGTGTTCTTAAACTCGTTGTGACCTAAGACCTTTAAGTCCTTACCGGTCATCTCTCGCAAGTATTTAATACACACAGCAATGCTGTACTTCTGCTCTTCAGTCAGGGTGCATACCGGATCGCTGTCGTAATCTTCGTAGCCACCTACGTAGGCGATGCCGATGCCGAACTTGTTATGATGCAATGTGTGAGCGCCTACCCATTCTAATGGTCGTCCCATTTGAATTGTCCCATCGTACTCGATGTAGATGTGGTAGCCTATGTCGCGCCAGTCCTTCTTCTTGTGCAGGAGGCGACACCACTCAACATCATACTGTGGCTCTCTTGTGGTAGCCGTATGATGAATGATAATCTTGTCGAATGTATTCCGAATCTTCTGATCAGGAATCGGATTCGGCGGTATCGGCTTCTTCGTTTGTGTTGGCGCTTTTTTTTGTGAGCGCGTTGAAGATTGCTTTGATGTATCCGAGGGCTTCATCGTCCTTTTTGCTTGGAGTTAAACTGACGATCGTATCCGCAAAAACGATCACGGCCAAGACGATCTCAGCCCAGTGTGATGTGAAAAATTCCATTGCTCTAATATAAGCGTTATAAGTTCTTTAGGCGCTCATTTTCCTTTTCTAGGAACTCGATACGCACCTTGTGTGCCGCCAGCTCACTCATGACCTCAGTCAACTTACGAGACGTTTTCTCTTTTTCGTCATAAGCCTCGGTTAGTTTTTGTTCAAGCACTGCGACACGTTCACGCAGGTCGTCACGAAATAAAGCCTGTTCACTTTGATCGTGTTTCTTCTCTGCGTGTTTCACTTTAAGTCTGTTTTGGTAGTATTGCCATGCACCGGCACTGGTCAGTACGGTAGCAACAGTCAATACGATTTGAGTTATTTCAGTCATTTTTCGTGAAAATCTCGCGAGTTACACGTATAAGATTCCAAATGGCGAAGATCATGATCAGAATCCAACCTAAGTGCGAACCGTGCATCATACCTGAAGCCGAGTAATTCACTACAGTCATGATCGAAACGAGTACGGCTAACTGCACAGCGATTTTACGCATGAGCAGACTGCCGTCATACAGTACGCAGTAAAGCTGGAATGCACCGATCAGGTGTGCGCCAATCTGCAATAGCACCCATGGCTCACCAATCTCCAACATTGCAAATGGCAAGATAGCCATATGCAGGATTCCTATTAGAACTTCGTTCGGTTCGCTGTCACTGTACAAGAATATTTGACGCACCCTAGCTAGACCTTTCTTTCTCATATCATCTTGTTGAACTCAGACCAAGCCCATAGGAACTTGATCACAAACGATTTAATTCGTTGCATCATGGTTTGACTCCATATTCTCCGGCAGCGACCGTAATGGTTGTAACGCCACTTGATCCGGCTATTTCAAATGTCCTAGACTGGTCAAACGTAACAGTTTTGTAGGTGGCGTAATAAACACCGTTTTCCAATTCACATTCTTCTAAAGATTCTTGGTCATAAAGGAAAACCATGTGAGGCACAGAAGAATCTGTCCAACCCTCAAAGAAGTCTGTGTTTTCGTCAACAGCTACTCTATATTCAGTATAACTTTCCATTAGCTCCAAATTATTTGCGCGTGTGCCAAACTATTCCCTTCTCCATTTAAACCAACAGAGGTAACCCCTGAAGACTTTATTGTCTCCCACGAGTCGTCCACAGTAAGGCCAAGAGCCCCTTTAAAAAGTCTAGAACCTTCGCCTCCAAATTTGAGTGCGCCATCTTTGATGCCGACGGCAGTTTGCTCACTGCTAGCGGTATCACCCCAGTTTTGTGCGCTGAAGTATGTCCATCCGTCTCCCGCATCCGTTAGCTTTCTCATCCCGTTTGCACCCTGTGACGAAGTGTTGCTGTCATCCGGTCGCATGTGATAGTTACCCCACCCTACATGCCTGAGATATCCATCTGAATCGATGTGACACGTTCCGAAATAACTTGGCTGCCCTAGCTCGCTAATAACCCTGTCTGCCGAACTGCTTTGCAAGGACGGTCCGTTAACGTCTGCTGTAGAGGTTATGTTAGGGCCTGCAATATTGTAACCGTTGTTTCCTGTAAAGTACACGTCGCCACTAGAATTAAGATAAATCGAGCAACGTCTTCCTACTACGGCTTGAGTTATGTTCGTTAAACTGTTTTTTTCTCTTGTAAAAGTAGATATAGTAGAGGTGCTACCTTGACCTGTCA